ATAAATCGTGGAAATTCCTGTAACCATATACATATCCGTCTTTATCAGTGTTATATTTCTTATCAACTACTTTAGCATCAGCATATTTCATTACGCCAGCTACAGCGGATTTAGAAGCTATAACAAGATTTAAGTCTTTGGAACCAGAAGCTTTAGTAAAGGCACCAGCAGTAGTAGTAGGGAAGTTAAAGTCATTACAGAATCTTGCCGCAGGAACTCTGATTATAGGAATATCATCTATAGCCTCAATGTTTCTGTTGATAACACCATTAGCTTGGTTTGATACTCTTACATTGAAGAACTCACCAGATGATTTTAATAGTTTGTACATAGTGTTAGAGATAAAAGCAACTCTATCACCTTGTGGTGCTTCAGCATCGTCCAAAGTTTGAACTCCAACATCCCAAGCTTCTACAGCTGTATCAGCATCTAAGTCAGCGGATACATCTAATCCACAAGTTGTACAAAGTTTTTCAAACCTATAAGCATCTACTTGTGGAACCACTTTTTCTCTTTGAAGAACAGCTGCTACTTGTAATATCTCTAGGTAAGCATTCTTGAGATCTAACGCATCAAGAGTAAGTTTTACGCCCCATTCCTGTGCCAATGTGTAAGCTCTCCAATATAAGTCAACATCACTATCTACGTAGCCGCCTGCCCTAGTATAATTAGCTAGACCATCAATTGTTAATTCCTGCATATATACAGTTTTAGCATTCTCTTGTGAGAATTTAACTGTTAAAGGGTTAGCTTCTAAGATCGCTGTACATGAAGCTGCTTTATATATTTCATCCAACATTTTTAAATACGCTGATGAATAGGAAATTTCATTCGCCATTTTAAAATCACTCCTTGTTTAAATTTGGTTAAATAAATTGTTTAATTGCTGCACCCCAGTCAGTGTCATCTGAATCTCCTGTAGGTGGAGTACTTCCTGTTGGGGTAGTTCCTGGTTTGGTATTTAGGGTAGCAAACATATCAGTATAATTTGTTTTTAAAGTAGTTATTATTTCGTCAGCACCAATCAGATTATTGTTATCTACAGATAGTTTATCTAAATCGATTTGATTCATTAATAAGTCTGTGTGTTTGGCTCCTTCTTTTGTTAAACGTTCCCTAAATAAGGAAGTCTTTAACACATTGGCAATCTCCTTGTCCTTTTTGGCTAAATCTGCAGCATGAGTAGTCTGTAAGTCAGCATACTTCTGCTTTAAATCTGTATTACCAGCTACGAGCGTTTCTGTATCCTTAATCTGCTGTTCGTAAGAGGTAATCTTGCCCTCAAGACCTTTCACTTTGCCATTTACTTCATTAAGTCTTGATCTTGGAACAAATCCATCTAATAGATCAAAATCTTCTGGTTTGATTATAGCTGTTACTTTGTTATACAAATCCTCTCCCAATTTTGCTTTTATTCTCTCTGACATAATATTCTCCATTCACATTTGTTAACGCTGTTTTGTCAGCTAAATATTAGTAATTTACGTACTACTAAACGACAACATGTTTCCACGTCCTATTATTTTTAATATGAGATATAGTACATGGGTCAACATTAAAAGCTTTTGCTATTGACGTATTACTAAATCCTTCTATTATCCAACACTTAATCATGAATGCCTGTAATTCACTTAATTTAGCATGAAGGTTGTTTTCTCCAATAACATGCTGCATAATTCTACCTTTATTAAGACATCCGTGTTTATTACCTATTTTAAAACTCCCTCTACCTTTGTTATACATATCTTGGTTATTTTCTTTCACAGTCCCACCTTTTAGATGAGAAGGCCTTATACACTGCGGATTATCACAAAGATGCATTACAACCTCTGGTTTTTCACCAGATACTAATTCGTGTATATATCTATGAATTAAAGTATGTCTTTTAAACATAGGATAACCTTTGTTATTCTTACTATGACTTGTACATTCATAACATTCACCTTCTAAACCTAAGTCAATGTTTCGTTGATGGAATACTTTGTTGTATGTAATCTTCTTTTTCTTCATTCCGTCACCTTGTCTTGCTCTATCTTTAATGATTCTTTTTCTATTTGTTTTAGCTCTTCTTTATAATCTGTAACAAAAGGATGATTTTTAACTATAGTTTCTTTAGATATTAATCCAACAGAGTTAACACAAGATTCTATCTTTTCTGATTCGTTTATAACTTGACTACGATTAAATACAGCTATTCCTTTTGTTTGAATACCATAGTAAGAGCTTAGACTTTTCTGTAATCTATTATAGAATAACTGTAATTGCTTCTCAGTATCATTAGCTTTATTATCCAAAGGCATATATCTAGATTTAATAACAACATTGGTAATGTTACCGTCCCCTGTTTGATTTGGATTTAATCCTCTACCCATTGAATAAATGTTATCTTCAATTAATCTTAAGATAACTCGACGAGCTTCCACCGGTATCTCAACTTTAAGATACTCAATAGATCCATCAGATGGTATCCCAGCACCTTTGTACTTCTTAAGCTTTTGCATAGTTGCTTTAAGTTCGTTGTCATCTCCTGAGAAACCTTTCAAGAGTATTAAAGCTTCTTGGAACTCCTCAATGTTCTCTGAATAACCATTGATGGTAGAGTTGTAGACACTCACTAAGGATTCCACATCTTCTATATCTGATTCATGAGCTTTGTTATTATATAATGGAATAAAAGGTATGAAACCAAATGAACCACCTATAGCATTTTCAACAACACCCTGGTATTCTTGTTCTAATATGAAGTGTGGTTGTGTTATTGGTTCCGTTGCCGTTGCTATATTTTCTCCATCAAATATAAATGTAGTGACTGTATTCTCATCCCATACTTCTACTTTTGTATTATCTCCTTCTGGGTAGTAACGAATAACAGCTTGTGTATACTTAATACTTTTAAGTTCAAAGACTTCACAATCAAATACATAGATCCAATCTAATTCTTTAAATTCGTTAATAAATAAATGTAACCATGTACATGAATCTAATGATGCATTTAAAGATCCTGTTTCTAATATATCTTGTAATTGTAAAGGTGAGAAGTTTGTATTGTCAAGAGTATCTGTAAAGGTTATGGGTTTACTCATTAAATAGTCTATCTTTTGGTTTACTAACATTTTGAAATAGTTTATATATAATTTATTAGAAGATACTACTTTTTCCACTAATTTACCGTCAATCTCCATAGGGATGACTGTATTGGTTGGTTTGTGCTTATAGTAGTAATATGGTCTTGCTCTATACTTACCAACCTTACTACATTTGTCTTCTAATACTAGTTGAGCGATTACTTTTGAATCAAATGCTTCTGGCATTAAGCAACCTCCATTCATTAGTTAAGTAGTATTTTGTTTCTACTTTTTTATTATAACAATTATTGGAGGTATATGCAATAATTTATTTTAAAAATACCCATCCACTCTTTTTGTATGTATGGACAAAATACCTTAATGATTCTGGGCCATGAGAAATACTGTGGTCTATGTCGGCAACATCCTCAACATTTTTCTCATCATGTTGTAGTTGTGGGATTGACCTTATAAGATTTGTACATGATTTATGTATTTTGAGTTTTGGACCTTTATCTGGGTCTAAATATTCTCTTAATGTTCTCCACCCTGGAACTCTACTATCATTAGCTTTTGTTATAATTAAACCTTCATTTTTACATATATCACTTCCTGATTGTCCTGTCTCTTGTCTACGATTAAATAAGTCAGGAGAAGCATAAGTTGTTATGATTTTATTGGTAGTTAATCTTAGAACTTCTTTGACCATTTGAGATATAGTTAGATTAGGTTTATATAATTCCCTATAACAAATAAAATTATCGCCTTTTACACAATACCAATAAGCCGCTGTCATATCTAATCCATAATCTATAGATACATAATGTTTCCAGTTGTTTATATCGTCTGGTAATATGTTAATAACATGAATATCTTGTCTGAATTCAGGATAATATTGTCCTTCATATTGATTCCAATCACCATATAATAAAGCATTTCTTTCTTTCTCAGGTAACAAAGACAAAGAGGCTAAATAACTTGGATCATTGGATAATAGTATTTCATTATCAAATATAGATGATGGGATAAATATTCTATCTCTTGTTAGTTTATATACTTTTCCAGATGGGTCTTTTACCTCTATATTTTCAATAATAGTATTAAATGCTCCATGGTCTATAAATCTTTCTTTAACGAAACCATGGCCAATACCTCCAGGATTTCCTGTGCCTCTTATATAACACCTTTGGCCTTTTGCTCTTGGTCTACATCTTGAGAATAAATACATATATTCTTCTCTAGTAAAATGGGTTAATTCATCAAAAGCTACAAACTGGTAAGCTTTTCCTTGGTGTTTTGTTACATCTGTTTTATGTTGCATGGCTCCAAATATTATTTTACTTCCTGATGGAAATGTCCATATACGATTAGAGATATTATACTTTGCTCTAGGAAATGCTGGTAAATATATTTCTTGACTTCTATCTATTAATTCAGATAATTGAGAATATGTTTTACGAAAAATAATCCCTCTATAATAAGGGTCATTTGTTTGTCTTAATGCTTCTGCTAATAAACTATCGCTCTTACCCCCACCAGCACCTAACAGCCTCCATAGAATACTTCAAATTCAGGTCTTTGTAAGAATTCAGCTTGTTTTGGTTGTGGGGACCATATAATATTAGTATCAGGAGACATTGGAATCACCACCTTTATTATAAGAATTTCTATTAATTGAACATTCCATTTATTTGATTCCCTTCCATTTCTATAAGCTTAAATTGGTAATTATTTTTTATTAAACCCTACAGGAAAACTAATACCCCTATGCAATGTAATTAAGTAATAGATTAATCTGTTATATTATTACAGTTATAAATAAATGGAAATTATTCTTCCATTTTCTTTGTCTCTGGCAACATAACAATACCAGTTATTCCCTCGTCTGATGAAATATTAATATTTTCAGTAAATAAGTTAAGATGTTTTCCTAACAATTCTAATGATTTCTGTTTGTCATAGAATTCGTATGTTGTCCCTTTTTTAGAAATAGAAATCTTCTTGATACATTTAGAGTATTCTGGATTAATTGTACCATCTGGTAATAGTACATCTCCCTGATCATAGAAAGCTAATAAGGCTAATTCATTTAGAACACGTTCGGCTGTTATATTACACTTCTTTGATAGGGCTGCTTTCCGCTGTGCTAGCGAGTTTTTAACTTGACTTTTCTTAAATAGTTCATTTGCAATACGTTCTGCTGATTTAGGACTATACCCACTTCTTATAGCTGCAGCCGTACCATTCCAATCTGTTACGTATTCTTCTACAAATCTACGTTGTTTGTCTGTTAAAGGCATTTATTGTCACCTCTTAGTTCTTTCATTATCTTCTTCTCCATTCTGGTCTAATATTTAATTTATATATTCCTAATGCTTTATCAACTGTAAACCTGGGGCATAAAATACATAGAAGTAAAGCATAATAATTTTTATCAGTCATATAATCTTCACCTTTATCTCTTTAGGAAGTTGTTTTAATGTCTTTTCTAATGCTTTTATTTTATCTGATTGTATATTAATAATATCTAGGTATTTTTCTTCTCTAGGAGTTTTATTATAATTATCATTATCTCC